ACCGAGCAGGCCCTGCCTGAGCGCCGCGTTGGTGCCCGACTTGTCTACCTCTACAATAGAGTCAAGCGCCTGGTACGCTGCGAGCGCGTCGAAGTCCATCACGAGCGCTCTCTGATCCATGGGCGCATCGTTGACATTCAGCACCTTGCCAACATTGGCGAGGTCGGAAAGCGCGTCGGGAGTCGTGCCCGAGGTGCCGGTGAAGTACGGGATATCCGTATACAGGCCGAGGATGTCGCTGTTGACGTTCTCGGCGATTGCGTTGACTGCCGGGGTGATGACAAGACGCTCGAAGTCGTCGACGTTCATCGTCATCTCTTTCGAGGTGAGGGAACGAGCCACACCGCGCTGGTTGTTGAGCTGAATGCTCACGCTGTTCTCGGTGGTGTCACCGATGCTTGACGATATATCCCCAGACGTATCGATAGACGTAGCCCGCACCGGCTTGCGTACCTGAATGGTATCGCCCTGCCGCGCAAAGGTCCCGTCCCATTCGCCACGATAGACGAGGGGGAGCATTGCGGTACGCTCTGCCAAAAGCGGGAGAGCGCGTTCAGCGATAAGGTCCGCTGTTACAAAACTATTAGCCATTGTTGGCCTCCTGTGTTAATTTTCGGGCGGACCCTATGCCCGCCGCTTTATCCGAGGAATGTATCTCTCAGACGGCTGGCCACATATTCCTCGCCACGCGGCCCGTCTGCTCTATCGGTCTCCGGCGATGCTTCGGGGGCTTTGCCGGAATATTTCTCTTTTAACTTCGCGTCAAGGCTTGATGTCCACGCCTCTTTGGTACGATTGACAAACGCCTCGAGCACATCGCCCGCGTTATCGCCGAGCGACACGAAAGGCTCCACATCGTCCGGCGTCAGCCCGATGTCGCTCACCCCAAGCTCCTGCGCTTTCTTTCGCAGTTGCTCACGGCGTTCTACCGTAGCCTTCTCCTGCTCCATGCGGTTGAGCTTCTCGGTAAGTTCCCGTACCGCCTTATCTTGCGGCGTCTCTTCCGGGTTAAGCTCCTGCCTGATCTTGCCGCGTTCCTCTTCAAGCAGTTTCGGCAGCTTCTCTTCACGGAATCTCTCGTCATGGCGCTCAACCGCCCGGCTAATCTCGGCGTCAATATGGCGCCGGATCTCTTTGTCTTTGACAAGCTCTGCGGCTCGCTCCGGTGTAATCTCATTCAGCGATTCCACAAGCGCGGTCGCCTCGTTCATGTCGGCGTCATCCTTGACGTTCGCCTTGAGCCATTCAAGTAGCTTTTCCATCTGTCCTCCCCGGTCAGTCTGTGCCCGACCACGGCTGGTTTAATCGATGCGCGTAATACATAGGATAACTATGCAATATGCGCCTAATTTACAACTTGCCTAACACCCGCACCGTAGCGCTGATATGTTAGGCAACACTTGTCTTTATCTGTGGCGGATTCTATCCAGCCACCCATTGCCCGTATCTGTTCCGCGTCAGTCCGTTTGCCTCGGCCCACCGCTGGAACGATTGCATGCCTATCACTTCATTCTCGCCGGTCGCCGGGTTTCTTGCCCTGCGCGTCTCCAGATCCCAACCTTCCACCACATCTATCGTACGCTCCCTGTCGTTAATATCCCACCCGGCAACGCCACTATTCCCCGGCACTGTAACCATTACACCGCCAGGGTAGGCGAACTGCCCGTTGTCATTTTCCATGAGCCCGTCAACCTGCGCCGACTGCGGTCGCGTTCGGTCGTCCAGCACGCTCGATATTTGACGGCGGATCCTCGCCCCCTGCGCCTTTGCGTTTTGACTCGCCGCGTAATGCCCGAGCGATCGCGTCCGGTGCGTCTCGGTGCGGATGATGCGCTCGGCGTTGTTGCGACTCATGGCCATCGACCGCGTTAACTCTGTCGTCGCCCGCGAAACGCTCTTGCCTTGTATAAGCGCCTGCGTAATCGTATCCTGCACTCGCTTAAGATCCACGTCTCTGCGGTTGAGCAATATCTCCCGCAGCGTCGACCCGCTCGACGGGACATAGTCGCCCATCGGCCCGAGACGGTCGCGGTAACGGCGCTCGAGCTGAGCAAACCTGTCCGACGCGCCCGACACGGCAAGCCCGACCACGTCCTCAGGCATCCGTGTAAACGCAAGCGTCAACCCTTGCGCCTCGCCAACCGTCGCAGCGAGTGCGTACTGGTTTGCGTAAAACGTGTTGCCCATTGCAAGCCGTGACGCCTGCCGCACCGACTCGCCCGCTCGCCTCGCTGCACGGAGGTATGCCTCGCGTACTTGCTGTTGCAACTTGGTGAGCCGGTCGTACTTGACCGCTACCGCGTAGTACCGATCAGGCTCCACCCCATCTAACACGCGGGCATACAGGCGCTCAAGCTCGGCCTGTATCTCGTCCCGTGCCGTGGCGTAGTGGCGGGTGAGTTCACGATTGAACCGGCGTACCTGTTTGTCCACGTCCTCATCGGCGGCCTGTTGGAAGCGTTCAAGCGTCATCGCCGGTATCCTCCGGCGTATCAAGTGTCATGTCGGGGCTTGCACCAATGCGATTAAGCTCCCGCTCTACGTCCGGGACAATGGAGTTAGGCAGCATCTTTAGCACCGTCTCTTCGCTCACAATGCCGAGCAGCTGTTGTGCCAACTGCACCTTGGTTGCTTCGTCCACCGGCAAATTACGTTTGTTGTCGATGATAATCTCGTAGTCATCAAGCGGGAACTGCCGCGCCCCGGCGTTGAGCCCGGCTCCTATCAACTCGTAACGGTTTCTCACACCACGGTCGAAATACATGTCCATCTGCGCGGCTTTAAACTCAAGCCCGAGGAGCTTGTAGGCAAGCGCCACGCCCGACGAGTTGCCAACAAAGTTCTCATCCGAGAAGTCGGGCACCTTGATTGACTTGTGAAACAGGCGTTCAAGCCGGTCGGCAAGTTGCTCGTAGAATGACGTGATCTTGCCGAGGTCTTTTTCAAGGTACTCTGGCCACCGCTCGAACTGGTCGAGGTCGTCGATCACGTTCATCTGTCGTAGACGGTCCACAAACTCCTTGTCCACCTTGAACGGGAACAGTGCGAGCACCGCATTGAAGCGATCCACTTCGTTGACGCTGGATGACAAGAGCTTGTCCTGCGCGTCAATCATGCCCTTCTCCGACTCGAAGAATGGAAGCCCCGCCGCGTTGACCTTGTAGACGTTGACCGGCACCCGCCCGAATGGGTGCGCCATACTCTGTACCTCACGCCAAGGTCCGCTGCCGTCGCGCTCCATGGCGATTATGTCGGCGTCGGTATAAACGGTGGCTTTCTTTGGCACGTTGTTCTCGCGGTCGTAGAATCGCACCGCGCCTACCAGCTTCGGTTTCAGAGATCCGTCATACGCGCACTCGATTTCGTTCTCGTCGACCCGCGCAAACTCCACGCCGTTGTCGCCATACCAAAAAACCTCCACCGCTCGCCCATAGACAAGGGCATCGGTGTATAGCTCGGACGTGAGGCGGTCGCTGTCGTTGTAGTTTTCAATCTCGCGAACCGCTTGGATGTAGGCATCTACCGCCGCGTCTTCTCTCGCGCTCGCGTCGGTGCGGACGTTGTCAATCTCTACCGTGCGGTATCCCGGCATGGCAGCGTACCCGGCCATGTCCTCCACCGCCATCTTGGCAAACGGAATGGCGATCCGGTTATCAGGCTCCTTGCGCGGCTCCCGTGACTCAAGCCAAGGGTTGCGACCGAGGAAGTACGCCCGGTTCTGCCGGTAGGTGCGCTGTCTGTTTTGGTTGTACTCGGCAAGTTTCTTTAGGTCCATGTTACTCCCTCAAAATTGTGCAGGCGGCACCATCCACGCTCCTGCACTGCGCCCGTCATATCGTGCACGCCGTGCGCTTCCCAAGTTCTGCGGGTGGTAGACTCGAACTACCGACCATCTGATTAACAGTCAGGCGCTCTACCAACTGAGCTAACCCACAAGGTCCCCTCGTCGGCTAATAGGTAGTCATTGCCACGTGACTAACTACCGTTCGCCGGTTAACGGGCCGAGGGTACGCCCGATAGCGGGGGTGGGGATCGAACCCACGCCTACGGAATATGAGTCCGCCATCCTGCCGCTGGACTACCCCGCGATATATAAACAGCCCGCCTGGGTACGCATCGCCGAGAGGCGTGGCGGGCCTTATTAATGTTGCACAATAACATCCGACGTGTTATCGTGCGGTACTGCGTTACAGTCCGGGTATTGATACCGCGCTCGGTGTTCCCTTATTCCGCATGACAGGCTCTAAGGCGTACCGTAGGGCGTCAATCATGTGATTATGCCTGTCCTCTAACACCGGCGTGGGCTCACCTGTCAACCTGTCCAGCTTGTAAGAATACATCTTGAACTCATCGATGGTGTGCTTGCACCGTGGGTGTATCACTACCTCGTGGTAGCCCTTGATATGCTCAACGCCATCTTCAACGCTGCCCTTGCCTTTCTTCGCGCCTACGATGTCGTAGCCCTGCCGACGCATGTAACTAATGGTTTCCGGTCTCGCCGAGTCTGCGATGATACGCCACTTCCGGGAGGACGGAACCGCGTCGAACAGCTCCGGTGTATCGTCGATATCAACGCCCACACCGTATGCCTCGGCATCAATGTATAGCGTCCGATCCTGTACAAAAGCTCTAACAAGCGCCGTCGGGTCAATTGAAAACCCCCAGTCCGCGCCGTGGTAGAATTGAGCGTTGGTTGGCGTGTCGAAGTCGTCAACGCGCCAGTGCTTGAACACTCGGCCCTCTGTGGCGTTGGCGTACTCACCCAACCACACATGCGCGTACTTGTCATAGTCGCGCCGCTTGTCCCACTCCATTTCCTGCTTCAGTATCTCAGGAAACCACGGATTATCTGTGTGATTCGCCTGCACTACGATAGCGTTAGGCGGCGGCGATACTCTCAGGAATTGGTCGACGGGATCTGACTCTTTATCAGGATTCCAACTAAACCACAACTCACTATCCACGCTTCGTATCGTCGGCCGCAATAGGTCAAGGCTGCGCTGTGATAATGACTGCGCTTCCTCCACCCATGCACGCTGAAACCCCTCAAGCGACTTGATGGAGTCGGCCGTGTGATTCTGCATGCCCTGGAATATGATAAGCCCGCCACCAGGCGTTATGATTTTCTCGTGCTGAATATCGAACATCGACGCAACACCAAGTGATGCAATCTTGTCCTCAATCAGTCGCTTGGCAGATTGCTCAAGGCTGCGCTGTATCTCCCTGATACATACCGACCGCATACCGGGATAGCGTATGTGGTCTTCAACTAACGCTTCTGCGAAAAAGTGCGACTTGCCGGACCCTCGCCCACCATGCGCGCCTTTGTATCTTGCTGGTTGTAGCAGCGGCCCAAATACCGGCGCTGTGTCAATCGTTAGCGTGGACGATTCGCCGCTCAATCGTTCGCACCTCTACGCCGCCTGATATCTCCGTGTCTTGCTTGTCGTGGTAGCCATGCTTTGCTAATACAAGTTTAGCAATAGTCGGTTGAAAGTCTCCTGTCAACCCGCCATTCATTAGCTTGCGCGCCTGCGCTGACAGCAAGCTCTCTAACATGTCGGAAAACTCTTTATGTTCCGTTCGCCATTCGTATATTGTGGATCTATTGACACCCAATACAACAGAAAGCCCCTCAATCGAGGGTATGGCATCGCCATGCTGTTCATATGTCTCAATATAACCAGCGGCCTTTGCGAGTATGCTTTTGCTGTATTTCGTTGGCCGTGCCATTGGTGTTGCCCTTAATCAGAATCTTATAATCCCGCTCAACCTTCGCGATGTAGCGGTTTTCGATATATTGACTCCCAGGTTTTCATTCCGTCGGGCGTCAAGAATATTATTCTATCCCATTTGTATTTCCCGCGAATCAATCGGCCGTTGTCGTCCCTCTCGCCTTCGTAGTAGGCATTTGACTCTTCCTCGCGCTTCAACTGCAACCATTTATTCCGGTACAGATGACGATACATTCGGCCGTTGAACCGCTTGATAGGGTGGTGTTCACCTATAATCATAATACGTGATTATCCTCCCACAGTACAGACTCGGGATCGGCAGTCTCGTCCGGGCCGATATCATATCCGTCAATGTAGCTGTAATGACGCTCGCGCTCATCGTACTTCTTCATACGCTTTGCGACTCTCCATGCAGCGCGTTTTGCGTCCTGCATTGTCTGCGCCGATTCTTCAATCATCTCAGCGAATACCTCGTGAATGTAGTCGCTGCGGCCCAGAAGGTTACGCCGTGCGTTCGTGATGAGAAAGTCGTTGAAATCAGAATCGTGGTACAGCCTATTCGCGTTAATCATTTACCCTTCTATTACGAGGAGAACGGGAATCACAAAAATGCACCCCGGCAACGTAGAAAATCCGCTATATTCTCGCATTCCTCATAAAGCATACGAGTGGCTACTTGCCGCGACACCCCCACCCGCTCCCCCACCTGCTCGAACGTCATCCCTTGCACCCGGTAGTAAAACGCCAACTGCACCCGCTCGCGTTTGAATGATAGCAAAAGCGTTATGTCCTCAATCTGCCTATCGTTTAGCCCTGCGGTACGCAAAACGTCGCGAAGCGTGAGAACCTCTGTGTCGGTTAGGTAGAGATGCACGTCTACTCCTTGTAATAAATTGCCCGCGCCGGGACTCGCACCCGGTGCACGCTTACCGCCTGATGGCTCTCATGTGGCTGCTTCGCGGGCTGGCGCATCTGCGCCGTTAATTCCCGCATAAGTCGGCGAGCTTCTGCGAGTCAATCGCGGCTCGGTCACTCTGCCCCTTGCTCTTTCGCGCGTCGTAGGCGTCGACCGCATCCTGTACCTCGTCCTCCCAGTCCGCGAGCGTCAACTCGCCGAGATACAGCCGCAGCAGCAGAAGGGCGTCCGGCGGTATGCCGATTTTGCCCCATTGCGATACCGTGTGGCGCTCTCGCTTGGTGATAAGCCCGATTTCGCGTCGGGTCAAGATGGCGTCGTAATACGCAAGGTCACTCACTGTCTACCCCCTGTAAATTTCTCACGCACCAATGCAGTATTGTAAACGATTCGGCATCGTCGCATAGGAGTGAGGCGACTCTGTGCAAAACAGGTATATCACTGCACGGGCCGTCGTCGCACCCACCAAAATACAGGTTTTTATAGACCACTTGGCACCACGGCTCACCCTCCCGATACCGCAACCGCTCGGCGGCGTCGGGCCATCGCACCCTATACAATCCTTGCTCGGTGTTTACTTCCCAAGCCGAAAATATGCGTAGGTCAGCGTCGCCCAGGGGTTGCGACACATTTTGACGATCAAAAACCAACCCATCCCGCGTCGCGGTGACGCCCTTGGTGAGGGTGTGGGGGAGGCGGGACAAAATGTCCTCATTTGTCGATATATGAGTACATTTTGGGTCACTCATCACTGCGCCCCTTGTTTTTCTCGGCTATCGCTTTTGAGATCCATGCCGCTTGCTTCGCCTCGCTCTCGTTCCACTCGTCAGCCGCCATGGTCGCTCGCGTCGCCTTGTGCGGGCTTAGCAGACGCATCCACGCCGGTGGGGTCTGTGTGTCAATCTGAGTATTTTGCATAATATTCATCCTTTAATCTTCTGCTCGCAACCGCTCGGAACTCTCCCTATCCGCCAAGTAATTGCGGTACATCCAATCTGCCTTGCGCTGTATTAGCTCTTCCGCGTCATCGGCGAGTAAATTGTAGATCTCAACGCCTTTATACCACACTTCGATCTCGTCAAGCATCTCAGTACGAGGCAAATATATGCCGAAGAATAGCAGGCGCTCTTCGCGAAAAATAAAGATCCCTTGCATGAACAGCGTA